AGCTGAGATCGGGCGCCGCCTGGCTTGCCTCCGCGACGCCGGAGGCGGTTGACGATTTCCTGGCCGGGTTAAGCGAGAATGCGCTGTTGTCGCTGCCCTGGCTGTTCGACTTCTGGGCGCTGCCGCATCAGTTGCCGCCAAGGGGAGAATGGAAGACCTGGGTGATCATGGGCGGTCGCGGGGCGGGCAAGACGCGCGCCGGGGCGGAATGGGTTCGGGCGCAGGTCGAAGGGGCCGGGCCGGAAGACACGGGTCGCGCGCGGCGGGTGGCGCTTGTTGGCGAGACGGTCGATCAGGTGCGCGACGTGATGGTGCTGGGCGACAGCGGGATCATTGCCTGTTCGCCCCCCGACCGTCGCCCGGAATGGCAAGCGACGCGCCAGCAGTTGATGTGGCCGAACGGGGCGGTGGCGCAGGTGTTTTCGGCGCATGATCCCGAGGCGCTGCGGGGACCGCAGTTCGATGCGGCCTGGGCGGATGAGCTGGGCAAGTGGAAGAAGGGCACCGAGGCCTGGGATCAGTTGCAGTTCGCACTGCGGCTGGGGCGGAACCCGCGGCAGGTGGTGACGACGACACCGCGCAATGTGGGGGTGTTGAAGGCGATCCTGAAGAACCCCTCGACCGTGATCACCCATGCGCCCACCGAGGCGAACCGGGCCTATCTGGCGGAAAGCTTTCTGGCCGAAGTGCAGGCCCGCTATGGCGGCACACGGCTGGGGCGGCAGGAACTGGAGGGCGTGCTGGTCGACGATCTGGATGGCGCGCTTTGGACCCTGTCGATGCTGGAGGCGGCGCAGGGGGCGACGCGGCCCGAGGTCAGCCGGATCGTGGTGGCGGTTGACCCGCCGGTCACGTCGATGAATTCCAGCGACGAATGCGGGATCGTGGTTGTCGGGGCCGACACGCGGGGCGATCCGAAGGATTGGCGCGCGGTGGTGATCGAGGATGCCTCGGTCAAGGGGGCGTCGCCCGAAGGCTGGGCCCGGGCGGCGCTGGCGGCGATGGAACGGCATGGGGCAGATCGGTTGGTGGCCGAGGTGAACCAGGGCGGCGATCTGGTGGAGCGGCTGGTCCGGATGATCGACCCGCTGGTCCCCTATCGCGGGGTACATGCGACGCGGTCCAAGATGCTGCGCGCGGAACCGGTGGCGGCTTTGTACGAACAGGGCCGGGTTGCGCATGTCCGGGGCCTTGGGGCGCTGGAAGACCAGATGGGCAAGATGACAGTGCAGGGCTGGCAGGGAACGGGTTCGCCCGACCGGCTGGACGCGCTGGTCTGGGCGCTGACCGATCTGATGATCACCCCGTTGCCGATTGCGCGGCCCAGCGTGCGGTCTCTTTAGCAGATGTTCGGAGCCGTCGGGTCATATGGCCGGGCGGTTCAGACAGGCCCCCGACGGGCAAGACCTGCTTGCAAGCATGAAGGAGTGCTAGGATGGTGTTCGATTTTCTGCGAAGGGCGCCGGTTGAGGCGGTTCCAGAGCGCAAGGCCAGTGCCGTGGGTCGGGTGATCGCCTGGGGCAACGCGGGCCGCGTGGCCTGGAGCCCGCGCGACACCGCCAGCCTGACGCGGACGGGGTTTCAGGGAAACCCGGTCGGGTTCCGCGTGGTGCGGCTGATCGCCGAGGCGGCGGCGGCTTTGCCGCTGGTGTGCCAGACGACGGAGCAGCGGTTCGAGGCGCATCCGGTGCTGGACCTTATCAGCCGCCCCAACGGTGCGCAGGGCCGGGCGGAGTTTCTGGAGGCAGTCTATGGCTATCTGCTGCTGGCCGGGAACGCCTATGTCGAGGCGGTTCCGGGCGTCAGCGCGGTGCCGGGAGAGCTGCATGTCCTGCGGTCGGACCGGATGAACCTGGTGCCGGGGGCGGATGGCTGGCCGGTGGCCTATGACTACACCGTCAGCGGGCGGGCGCATCGGTATGACGTGACCGGGGAGGTCAGCCCGATCTGTCATCTGAAGACCTTCCACCCGATGGACGACCACTATGGTTTCTCGCCTATGCAGGCGGCGGCGGTGGCGGTGGACGTGCATAACTCGGCTTCCAGCTGGTCGAAGGCGCTTCTGGACAATGCGGCGCGGCCTTCGGGGGCGATTGTCTACAAGGGGGCGGATGGGGCGGCCTCGCTGTCGACGGACCAGTATGAGCGGCTGGTGAGCGAGATGGAGGCGCACCATCAGGGGGCCCGGAATGCGGGGCGGCCGATGTTGCTGGAGGGTGGCCTTGACTGGAAGCCGATGGGGTTCAGCCCGTCAGACATGGAGTTCCAGAAGACCAAGGAAGCCGCCGCGCGGGAGATCGCGATTGCCTTCGGCGTGCCGCCGATGCTGCTGGGTATCCCGGGCGATGCGACCTATTCGAACTACCAAGAGGCGAACCGGGCGTTCTACCGGCTGACCGTGCTGCCGCTGGCGACGAAGGTCATGGCGGACCTTGCGCACTGGCTGTCGCGGTTCGCGGGTGAGGCGGTGGAGCTGAAGCCCGACCTGGATCAGGTGCCCGCGCTGGCGTCGGAGAGGGACCAGCAATGGGCGCGGGTGGCTGCGGCGGCGTTCCTGACCACGGCGGAAAAGCGGATGCTGCTGGGTCTGCCGAAACTGGCGGAGGAGGAATGACGGCGCGGCGGGCCGATGGCGGGTCGCGCTTTCTGTACGACAGTTTCGATGCGGCCTCGGCGCGGATCGAGGCGAACGAGCGCGTGGCGGATGAACGCTGGGCGGGCCTTGAATACCGGCTGGGGCTGATCGAGGCCACGCTGGAGCGGCTGGAGAAACGGATCTGGGTCGGCGTCTACGGTGTGGCGGCGTTCCTGTTGGCGCAGATGGCCGAGACGGTCATCCAGGCAGCGATGAGGTGAGGTGATGACGGACGTCAGTGCAAAGCGGGATTGGGGTGCGCCGGAGCGGAAGTTCCAGCAGGCTGAAACCGGTCTGGTGGTGACCGAGGGGCATGTGGTCGAGGGCTATGCGTCGCTGTTCGGCAAGACCGATCAGGGCGGCGACATCGTGCAGAAGGGTGCCTATGCGGCCAGCCTGAAGCGGCTGGCGGCGCGGCAGGGCCGGGTCAAGATGCTGTGGCAGCATGATCCGGGCCAGCCCATCGGCGTCTGGGACGAGGTGCGCGAGGATGCGACGGGCCTCTGGGTCAAGGGGCGCATCCTGACCGAGGTGAAGCGGGGGCGCGAAGTGGCGGCGCTGCTGTCGGCGGGAGCCATTGATGGCCTTTCCATCGGCTACCGCACGGTCAAGGCGGAACGTGACGGCAAGGGCAAGCGCCTGCTGTCGGAGCTGGAGCTTTGGGAGGTGTCGCTGGTGACTTTCCCGATGCTTCCCGAGGCGCGGGTCGCGGCCAAGGCGGACGCCCTGGATGACGGTTGGCGTCATATCGCGGCGGTGTTCGAGGACGCGCGCCGCAGTCTGGCCGGGCAATAGCGCGGCGTCCCACTAGCAACGAAAAGGACGGACGAAATGACCGAGAGACAGGCTCGGGCCGGGGAAGGTTTGTCCCCCGCCCAGACCATGACGCAGACACCGGCCGCCGAGGCGAAGGCGGCCATGACCGGGTTCCTGAGCGAATTCAACCGCTTCCAGGACGACGTGAAATCAACGCTGAAACATCAGGAAGAGCGACTGACCATGCTGAACGCAAAGACGATGGCCTATGGCCGCCCCGCACTTTCGGCCCGCGCGGAGGTTGAAGCCCCGCATCAGAAGGCGTTCAACGCCTATCTGCGGTCGGGCGATGACGACGGCCTGCGCGGCCTGACCCTTGAAGGCAAGGCGATGTCGACCGCCGTGGCCGCCGATGGTGGATATCTGGTCGACCCGCAGACCGCCGAGCGCATCCAGTCGATGCTTCTGTCCACCGCGTCGCTGCGGACCCTGGCGAATGTGGTGCAGGTCGAGGCGACCTCGTTCGACGTGATCGTGGACCGCAGCGAAGTCGGCTCGGGCTGGGCGACCGAAGCGGCGGCCACCACCGAAAGCGCGACCCCGGTGATCGAGCGCATCTCGATCAAGCTGCACGAACTGGCGGCGATGCCGAAGGCAAGCCAGCGCCTGCTGGACGACAGCGCCTTCGACGTCGAGGGATGGCTGGCCGAGAAGATCGCCACCCGCTTCACCCGGGCCGAGGCCTCGGCCTTCATCAACGGCGACGGCGTGGACAAGCCAAAGGGCATCCTGCTGCCGACCAAGGTGGCGAATGCGTCCTGGGTATGGGGCCAGGTCGGCTATATCCCGACTGGTGCTGCGGCGGACTTTGCCACCACCAACGCGGTCGATTGCATCGTCAACCTGGTCTACGCGCTGGGGGCGGACTACCGCGCCAATGCGGCCTTCGTGATGAACTCGAAGACCGTGGGCGCGGTGCGCAAGATGAAGGACGCGGACGGCCGCTTCATGTGGTCGGATGGCCTTGCGGCGGGGGAACCCGCGCGGCTGATGGGCTATCCGGTGCTGGTCAGTGAAGACATGCCTGATGTGGGAGCGAGCACCTATCCCATCGCCTTCGGCGATTTCCGCGCGGCCTATACCATCGCGGAACGCCCGGACCTGCGGATCCTGCGTGACCCGTTCTCGGCCAAGCCGAACGTGCTGTTCTACGCCAACAAGCGCGTGGGCGGCGACATCACCGACTATGCGGCGATCAAGTTGTTGAAAGTCGCGGTGTCGTGAGGTTCTGGCCCGGTCCCTTTGGGGGCCGGGCCCACCCTTTGCCCCAATGACCCGGCCGCTGGCGGAGAGCTGATCATGATGTTGACCGAAGAAACCCCGGTGCCGTCGCTGGCGCTGCCGGTGGAAGAGATGAAGGACCATCTGCGGATGGGGTCCGGCTTTGCCGATGACGGGCTGCAGGACGGGTTGATCGAGACCTACCTGCGGGCGGCGATGGCGGCCATCGAGGGCCGGATCGGCA